CGTCGCACAACATCCCATTGGTCACCTGCTTTCTTGTGAAGCGCAGACTGTGTTTCGCCATGCACTTTGTCAACAAGACCGTCTTTAATGATGGCGTCAATACCAGAGTTGTCTTTGGGTTTTACCAGTCCTCTTTCAGCGAGGGCTTTATCTCTTCTTTCCCAATAAGGATAATAATCCTCTCCCTTTGCACGAGGATTTTGTGCTTCCCATTCTTTTTCAGCCTTTTGATGTTGTTCTGCTTTTTCTCTGTGAATGGCAGAGCGACGACGTGACTCTTCACCGAAGTGTTGCTCATAGTGGTCTTCAGCGTCTTTTTGCGCTTGGCGTAAATTGTCTTGTGCTTTACGAACTTCTGGTGAGTGACCTTCCTCAGTGAACGGCGCGTATGGGCGTCCTGTTTCGCGCGCAACGTTGATGTCATCCGTCGGGACTGTTTGCTGGCTTCGGTCTTCACCTGTCATTGGGCGTGGGTTGACAATGTCCACAGGCATTGGAGTTGGCGTGACTGGTGGGGTGATGACTGGCGTTGGTGGCGTCACATCTTCGGTCTTAGGTTTTGTAGCCCCATCGTCAGTCGGCTTGTCCTTCTGGCGTTCCTCATGGCGTTTGCCGGCGCGCCGAGCGACACCACCGTTGGCGTAGCCCATTTCGGTAGCAACCTCATCCCATGTTTTACCTGACGCGTAAAGTTCAGAGGCGCGTTGGTCGTCGCCGGCGATGTCTTTCTTGTTGCGTTTCTTCGGTGCAGAATCAGGTGCGCTGGTTCCGCCAGTACCGTGTTTCTGCTGGTCGTGCTGATGAGGGAGATGCTTGGCGACTGGCTGACTGAAAGGAACAAACGCTTTAGTTGCTGTGTCAAAGGTTGAAACCTGCTCAAGTTCTACAACTGTCGCTTTTGACGTCCACGGTTCATACACACCGTTTCTGAATGTGGTGCGAGGAACATCAACCGTCTTTTTGCCGACAACCCTGAACTCGCCAGCCACAATTGCTTCCTCTGGTGCACTGCGTCGTCCCGAGTAAAGGTGGGTTGGTTTGGTTCCTGTGAAAACAAGAACCTGCATTTCCTTGATGTGGTCTTCGGCGTACCCTTGACCGTATGAGCCTCGCTCTTGTGTTGCCGTTGCAGTCAATCCAAGTTGAATAACATCGCCAGTTTGCGCTTTTTCCAGTTCTGGCATTCGTGAAGTGGTGTGCGTCAAAGGAACGGTCACCATCGCAGGGCGACTGCTTATGTTGTCCAGAGCGATTTGTGCTTGCTTATAATCAGTGTCTGACAAGCCTCTACTAGCCACATCAACTCTTGATTGGATGCCCATCATGTCTCTTGAAGCCGTCGCGATGCTGGTGGAGCCTGTGCGTGAGTGTCCCCAATGACCAGTCATTTTCTTTTGACGAGCAGGTGATGAGGGCGCAGGAGTTCCCTTGCCACCGTGGGATTTCTGGTCTGCGTGTCCCGGGTGCTTTGCTACGCGTTCGCGTGCTTTGGCAAGGGCTGGTTCAACCTTGTAGAGGGCGCGTATTTGCGCGAGGGCGCTTTCTTTTGTCGCATGACAGGCGACCACGGTGCCATCGGAGTCTTTTACGACGCCCCACGGCTTAGACGGTGAGCAACCTTTACCTCGTGTGATGGAATACGGCATGAGTCACTTGTCCGTGACTGTGAGGTCAAGTTCGGCGACTTGTTCAAAGATGCCACGACTGAGGAACGACTGAATGTAGTCAACGTTGTAGGTGCGTCCGTCGGCGTACTTGACATACCCATAAGCGAACACGGTCGGTTCGGCAGGTAACCCAAGAGGAGATTGAGGGACTGGAGGGATGCCAATAATGGAAGAGTCGCTTGTAGCGCCCACTTGGTACAACTTGTCACCCTCTGGTGTTTCAGCGATTAGTTTGTCAGCCATTGCGTTCTCCTGCCAGCAATCCTAAACCTTGACTCAACGTCAATGAAGTCCTGTTCACGTCCTTTGTGCTTCCTGACGTCGGGCTTCAAGAACCTGAGCCTCAATCTCTGCAAACGATTTAGTGACAAGAACAGCCCTGCAACGGCAAGACGGATGCGCTGGTGGCATTTTGATACCGTCAGGATGCGCGCGAAGTCCTGTCTGAAAGTTCTCGCTGACTGGTATGCGTTTGCCATCAAGAGGTGCGCAGATGGTGCAGACCACCGTCTTTGATGAAACAAACTCGGGTGCTGTGCGCCACTCTTTTACCGAATCGTTGAGTTTGACCAGCCCTGCGTCATCGGCTTGTTGCCAAGCGACCCACCGACCTTCGTTCTGCGCTGTGGCGATTTCGGTGCGTGCGATGTTCTTTGAACGCGCCCTAACAAGTCGGTCTTGGTATTTCTGCGACGCTTGTTGAGCCTGTGCCTGTGCGTCCTCTTCGGAAAGTCCCGAAGCGATAAACCCCTTCACAAGACGTGAGTGGGTGTTGTTGACTGCTTGTTGCCAGCGTGGATGCAGACCAACTGTGCGTTGAAGGCGACGTTGGGCTTCGCGGACGCTTATCTTTCCGTCAACAGCCTGAGTGACGACGTCGTTGATTAGTTCCTCAACCTCGTCGGACACGCCTTTGACAAGTTGCCCTGCGCGTTCCATCGCCCATTGAGTGGCGCGAGGGTCAGCCTCGTTGAAACGCAACTTGAAACCAGCGCTGGCTCCTGCTTCTGCGCGTCCTGCTTTGATTATTTCTTTTACCAAAGCGTCAACGATTGGTCGGAGGTCACCGATGATGGAACCAGTCGGTAAGGCATTCAGGCTTGCGTTAACGGACTGACGGATGGCGTCAGCGACGCGTGCCGTGTTAATTCCTTCACGGAACTGGCGAACAGCCTCTGCGTACGCGCGCGCGACAGCCTGCTCCACTGAGGACAACTCACCTGCTTTAGCGACCATTGTGCGCTTCGCCGGCTGGGACGAACGGCGTATAAACGGCATTACTTCGTCTTTGCTGGTTCAGCCTGTGGTGGCGCTGGTTGGGCTTCAGGCGCTGGTGACTTGTCGGTTGGCTGTGCAGGCGCCTCTTGGGGTGTCTTGGCGCTTGACGGGGCGACTGGCGCTGGCTGAGGTTGACCTTGAGGGGCAGGAGGAGGGGCAACATTCGGATTGTTGGCAACTCCCTCTTCGGACTCCACCTTTGGAGGCAAGCCTGAAATGGTGCGCAAGTATTCGTCCAGTCCCTCATCCACAACAAGAGCGCCCGAGCCTGATGCCTTCTGAATGAAGTCGGCAAGTTCAGCGATGTTGATTTGGTGAATGTCACCGAAGGACAACTTCGGACGGCGAGCAACGTCCATGCCATTCATCTTCATCAAACGAGGGATGGCGTGCTGGTTGAAAACGTCACAAATGGATTGAGCGATTTGGGCGATTGCTGTGGTGAACAAGTCAACCTTCGTGGAACCCAAAGCAAACGAACCAACCTTCTCATGCCCCAAAAGAATGAAGTCCGCGAGAACTGTCATCGTGATGCGCTGGTCGTAGCGTTGCACAATCTTGTCGGTGTCAAAGGCGCGTGAACCACCAGAGGACAACAACGACAGTTTGTAGATTTCCCGCCCTTGGTCATCGTAGGCAAGTGGGAACACAATGCCTTCGTTCTCGTTTCGTTTGATGCCACGGATAAGACGTTCAATGCCGGCACGCGCCGAAGCCTCTGCAGGGGTGGCGTTAGATGAAAGCAACTGTGGAGGGACATAAGCGATGGGAAGTCCAGCGAGGTCGCGTTCAATACCGACGGCTTCAATTTCCTCAATTGTTTTCTTGAACTTCCACGGGCGGTACGCGTTGCGAAGCAGTGAGCGTCCTTCGGGGTTGTTGCGAGCAGTTGATGTGCGGAACAGGAGTGCCTTTTCAATTGGAATCATGACAACGCCGTGGCTGGAAGCGGACGCGTCCATTTGCTCTAGTCCTTTGATGCCACCGTCTTCGTCAAATATCCACTGCCATGTTGTTTCTTGGGCGCGGAGAGCAAGTTTTCGCCAGCCCACTTTGCCGTCTGAGTAGTTAGAACGCTTGGTTGGGTCGGTTGTGTCTGGTGTGACGCGTTTCTTGTAGACGATTTCGCAGTACGCATAACCGTAGGTGAGGAACGACATGATTGCCGACAAAGTTGCGTCCCACGACTCGCTCATGTCGTTCATGCATTCTTCAACGAAGTCGGCGATTTCTTGGTCTTTGTCTTTAACCATCGCGTCAGCGTCCTCTTTGAATGGCTCTATGCGCCAGTCAATTTGCAGGATGAGTCGCTCAATGGCGAACAGCATCGCGCCGACCACAGGGTCGTTGTCTGCCATTTCGCGCCAAACTTTAGCGCCACGAAGACCACGCAGGTCGCCAACAAAGTCGTCAATGACGAAGCCACCGACGCGTTGCAGTCCTGATGTACCGATTTCTTGTAGGTCTGAATACTCAGCCATTGTTGTGCCTCAATATTTCCTCGCTCACGATGCATCCAACGGGGATAGCAAAGAACGCGTTGATTTGTGTTTCGCCGTCAATGTCCTCAGCGACGTCTGCTGACATGACGAGTTGTTTTTCGTCCCTGTAGATTTCCCAACCCACTGACTTTACTTCAGCGACGTAGGGTTCCACCTCTGCAATGAGCGTCCAGTTGATTGGGTAGTTGTGGGCGTCAAGCCAGCGCACCAAGAGAAGGTTGCCGAGGTCGGGAATGTTGTCAGGCATTTGGAAATCCACCATTGTTGCTTAGGACGTTTGCGATGAGTTTCAACGATTGGTTTTCGGTGAATCCACCTTGTCGCAGGGTTACGAAAACCTCATGGAGTTCAATGACGCCCTCAAGCAGAACAGACATTTCTATTTCTTCTGCGTGGTCGTCCATTGCACCTCCGTTATGGTTCGCTGGAAGTGTAGCCGACCTGCTCAACCCCAGTGTGGTAGCGAAGGGTTGAGTACCGATGGTTCGGGTTTCGCTCAGTCCACAGCAGGGCTGTTAGGCGCGTCCTTTGGGTAGGGCTGAACCTCGTAGCGAAGCAGAGACCTCATTTTGCGCTTCTCGGTCTTGTTGCCGAGCAAGATGATGTATCGGTGCTTCCGAGAACGCTCGCGGTAGTAGAAGTCGTCGCCGTACTTCTCTTTGATGGATTCCAGCGTGTTGCCGTGGCTGAGGGTTCTGCTGTGAATGTGCTCAAGCCCTTTGACAGCCCATTCGTTACGTTTGGTGCTCAACCCTGTGTAGAGGAAGTTGGTCGCCTGATAAACGATGCCGAGATGGTCTTGCTTTGTGTCTGCAAACGAAACGACGATGAGTGGGGTGGGGAGCATCTTGAGGGACTTACCGACCAGACGGCTTGCCTCGTTGGGCAGGTTGTCGCGGAGGACTAAGCGGTTGAGTTCCACGACGGTCTTTTCGTAGTCGTCGCCACAGATGCCTCTGCACAGGGTGTTGGATGCTGGTGTTCCGTAGGAGACAACCCCGACCAGTTCTCCGTCTTTGATTAGTCCGAATGCGTAAGTGATGGATGGGATGCGTCGGGCGTAGTGGATGTTGAGCATCCACCAGTGGGTTTCTTTCGCACTAATCTCACGAACCTCGTACCCACTTTCGTCGGTAGCGAATAGGGAGGGTTGCCATCCTGCGTCGGTCACTTGGTGAGCACTCTCCACATGGCGCGAATCGCGTCTGGGGTTGAGTCGCGGATGCCTGACCAGTCGTAGCCCTGTTCAGGGACGTAGCCCTGCTCGCCGTAGCCATCGGACTCTGCCCACAGCGCGACCAGCGTTTCGTTTGAGGCGTTGACGTCCATCCATGCTTCGTGGATTGCCTTCAGCATTTCATCAAGGCTAATGCTCATGACTCCTCCTCCGTCTCGTCGGTGCCTTCGGCGTTCTTACGCAGTTTGGGCTTTCGGTGGACGGTGCGCACTCTGTCAATTTTGAAGGTGCGCCATTTCTCGTATTGAGGTTGCCCTCCCCACACACAGACCTCGTCGTCTCGGAGGCTGTAGTGGAAGGTGAACCGTCCCGACTCGCCTCGGATGCTGATTTCGGTTTTGGGAACCACGGTGCGTCCGTTGATGGTGATTTCGGTTTTGCTAATTCGCTTCACCGTTTCGTGTGGAGGCTCTTCGGTCTCGCCGAGGTCTTCGGCGATTGCCTTGCCGAGCAGTTTGCCCCACTCCTTCAAGTAGGACGGTTGCTTCACTTCGGTTGGTTCAAAGCCGTCGGGGTAGCGTTCGCGATGTCGCATGGCGCATCGTCTGGCAACTCCTCCGTTGGCGAGACCGAGCCGTTCGGCGACCTCCACCCATGTCAGACCTTCGGCTTGCAGTGCGCTCGCCTCGCAGTCACGTTCTTTTGTGCTCATCTGGATTTCCTTCTCGGAGTTCGGGTTGACCTCCGTCGGAGCCACTTTACCATAGTCAAGCGTCATGGGTCAAACACCCTGTAACCCAAACACAGCACGCCTTTCACGAAGACTAGGTGGTTGGGCTTTACTATGGTACAGTTCTCGGAAACCAGAGAAGGGATACATCTGCCATGACTAAGAAACGGAAGCCCCAGAAGGCTCCCCGTCGCGAGTGGACGCCATTTGTGCGTTCGCTTCCAGTGCACAAGGAGGAGGCGCGCGCGGTTGACCCCGAAGCGTACGACGCGATGCGTGCCGAGTTTGACAGGGGCGAGTGCATCCTGTTTCACAACTCAATGTTCCACGTCCATCTTCGCTACCTCCACGGCGCAGGGAACAAAGACGGCTGGCTCCACCTGTCCATCCGCCACAATGACCGACGACCCATCAGGGATTGGCGACAGTTCCAGCGCATCAAGAATGAACTTGCTGGTGAGGAACGCGAAGCCCTAGAGATTTACCCTGCTGAGTCGCGTCTCATTGACGAAGCCAACTCCTACCACCTTTGGGTCATGCCCAAAGGTGAGAAGGTGCCAGTCGGATGGGACGTCGGACGCGTCACGATGACCGCCGAGGAAGCATCGCAGGCTGGTGCCAAACAAAGAGACACCGTTATGCCAATATCACAACCCAACCAACAAGGAGGCTCAACCCGATGAGCAAATGCCCACGATGCGGTGAAAACCGTATGACCCGACACCCTGCCCTCTCAAGGGTGGACAACAAGACCCACATTTGTACGATTTGTGGAACCGACGAAGCGATGCTCGCGTTCGCTGGAATCACAATGACAAAGCAAAGTTGGCACGAAAACAACCAACGTGCCGAGGTCTACTACCCTTTCGTGTTCGTAGACACCGATGGCACTTACGGAGGTGGCGAAATCCTCGTCGCAGTTTTCGTTTCTCCCAACGGAGCGCCAATCGTGCAACTTGCCCGACGCGACGACAGTTCAGACCGTTGGTCACCACCTAGCGAATTGGAAGTGCGATGAAACAGAAATATCAAATGAGTGCCTTTGAACTCATTATCATCTTCCTTCTCGGAGGCATCGTGTCATGGGCTGGAGTCATGGTTTGGAACGACGTGGACTACCACGCCAAATGCGACGGCTCTGTGGTGTCCGACTCGTGGGGCAAGAATTACTGCCTTGACCCTGAACTGTTGAAAGATGCACAGCCATGACCCAAACCGATGACCTGACCAAAGAGAACCGTCGCCTTCAGCGCGAACTCAAACAATGGAAACGCATCGCAACGCTGGCGTTCACCCACTCCAAAGGCTGTCTAGATGGTTGTCTTGGGGCGTGTATGTGCTCCTGTGGCTATGCGCATTACGAGGCTCAAGTCCGAATTGAGGAACGCGATGAGCAGTGACCATTTTGAACGAGCGATGGAGGTTCTTTATTCCAAAGAGGACATTGTCGCAGTCTGCATCACGGATGAGTGCGAGAACTTGACCAAGTTGGTGTTGTGCGACGATTGCACCGACGAGCAGTTCGCTTCGTATGAAAGCCAAAAGGAGAGGTAGATGCTTGACTTGCTTTGCGTCGGCATTTTCGCCTTTGCTCTTTTCGGGCTTGGCGTGATAGTCGGCTCGTCGCTTTAGAACACCCACTGGTTAGTTTGGTCAAGCCCAAGTGGGCTAACCAACGGAATGGCACCAGCGCCCGGTGGGTCGTACAGGGCGAGAAGGACGGCTTCGGCTCTGTCGGGGCTGTTCTGCCCTCTGCGTTTCATCTCTATCTTTGACTCAATCTTGATGCGCCCAGAGGAGTCCGACTTGTACAGAGGCGCTGACAACTGCGCCACCGAACGCCTGTCAAGGGTCAGTTTGACGTCTTGAGTGGGTTCTGCGCCTTCGGTACGGACTTGAGGCATGAGAAGATTACGGGCGTTCCACCACATCTCGGAGCGTTGGTTTGAGAACTTTCCTGCGTCGCGCGCGCGCTCTGCAACGTTGACAGCGACGATGGTGGACGAATGCATCTGTTCGTCTTTCCAGCGTTGAAGGATAGACACCACTCCCCAACCGACACCGATGGAGTCAATCTTGACTTTGACTGGTTCACGGATGCGTCGTTCTTTGGCGTCGGCTTCGGCTTGACGGATGTGTTCAAGCACTACACCAGCGACATCAACGGCGTTCTGGTTGGAAGCGCCCGAGGAGTTGTGACGCATGGTGACATCAAAGCCGTCGGCTCTAGCGATAACAAATTCGTCTCCACCATCGGCGGCGACGTCCACTCCGAGGCGTATTTCGTTTGACTGGATGGGGTTGGTGTTTTCCATTGCTGACTCAACCCACGACAGTGGGATGACTTTGTTTGGTGCCGAGCGTGGGAAGCGAGCGTGGACTCGGGCTTCAACGAATGCTGACTCTTCGCCGAACTCGTTGATGACGTCGCGCACCCAATCTTCGTCTACGAGGTGCGTCTTGATGGAGTGAGGGCTTACTTCGGCAGGGCATGAACCACATAAGTCCACATCCTCGCCAGTGAAGTTGGGTGTGTCGTAAGCCGAGATGGGGATGACGTTGTAAAGGTCGGAGTGGCAAATGCGCTCAAACCATGAGTCCTCAGCGTCGGTTGGTGGGTTCCCGATGGCAAGCAGGCGTGTGTGTCCACCCGTCATAATCGCCTCAAGCGCACGTCCGAGGGTGTGGGGAATACCGCCAGCCTCGTCAACAACTACGAGCAGGTGGGGCGCGTGGATGCCCTGTACGGCGGTTTCGTCGGTGTCTCTTGGGGAGAAGCCGTAGGCGACCAGTTCGGTGCCGATGCGCCATTCAATCTGGGTGGTTTCGCCGGGCAGGTTGTGTTGTTGCTGGAGACGGCGAAGTTGCGTCCAGAGGATGTTGCGAACCTGACGGAAGGTTGTGGCTGTGGTGACTGCCATTGCTGTGCCCGGTGGGTGGACGGCAATCCACCATGCGACTGCTCGGGCGGCGAGGTGAGATTTGCCCGGCGCGTGGCAGGCAGGGACAACGGTTCGCTTGTTGACAGCAAGGGACTCTAGGATTTCGCGTTGACGTGACCACAGGCTTTCCCCGAGTCCGTCCACAACGAAGCCCACAGGGTCGTCTTCGTATTTTGACCACGGGTTTCCGACGCGCTGGTCAATGAGCATCCCGACGGTGGCGCGTTCAACATCGGTCAGCGATGAAAGGACACGACGCCTGTCGCGTTCGTCAAGACTCAACAGTCGGTTGAGTGAGTCTGTAGCCATGTTGCGTTATTTGCCTACAACAAGGATGTGGAGGATGGGTGAGCCACCTGCGGCGATGGCGTACAAACGGTCTGTCGCGTCAAAGTTGCCCGACAGGTTGAGTGTTTCGTCGGCGTCAAGGTGGTAGCCAAAACTGGACGATGTCACTGTTGAGTCACCCACAAAGACTGCTTGGTTGTTGTTCTTGTCGGTGTTCAAAATGATGGTGACACCGTTTCGTTTGCCTGTGGAAGCAATGCCTGTTATCTCCGTCGCTGTGGTGGAGTTCAGGGTGAATTGGTAGTGAGCGATTGTCATTTGTTGGTTTCCTTGTCTAGCAGGGCTTTGAGTTTTGACTCAAGACTGTCAACGTCAACTTCAACACGGACTGGTTGGCTGTCCGCACCTGTGATTTCCAGACGCTTCCTGCCCCAACGGTCAGGGTGAGAACGTTCAAGGTACCACGCAGACGCTTGCCATGTCCCGTCCTGCGCCGCCTTCTGGATGAGGGCGACTGCTCGGATTTCTGCCTGTGCTCGCGCCTGTTTTACTAGCGCGCAAAACGCGCGATAGGGTTCCTCAGCATCTTCGCTTTCGCCCTTTGCCATCCAGCGTCGGACGGTTGATGCGTCAACCCCTGCATAGGCTGACGCAGTTTCTAGCCAGTTGCCTGCTTGGATTGCCTGCAGGATTTTGGTTTGCACGTCGTCGGTCAGTTTTGATGGGCGACCTGTCTTTGGTTTGACTGTTTTCTTTGCTGGCATGGTTTGACCTTACGACACCTTTTCGGCTTTCAGCCCTGTGTGGTCTTCCCAACGTTTGATAATGACGTCTGCGAAGCGTGGGTCTAGTTCAATCATGCGTGCGTGGCGTCCTGTGCGTTCGCAAGCGATGAGGGTTGTGCCTGAACCACCGAAGGGGTCTAGGACTAGTTCTCCGATTTGGCTGGAGTTGTGGATGGCTTTCTCTACCAACTCAACGGGCTTCATGGTGGGGTGAAGGTCGGACTTGCGAGGTTTGTCTACGAACCACACGTCGCCTTGTGAACGGTCGCCATGCCATTTGTGTCCTGTTTTCTTGTTCCATCCGTAGAGGATTGGTTCGTACTGGCGGTGATAGTCGGAGCGTCCGAGAGTAAAGGTGTTCTTTGCCCAGATGATAAAGGTTGACCAGTGACCGCCTACAGCGAGCCATGCCTTTTGAAGTGTGTGCAGTTCGCTTGACGACATGGCGAGGTAGCACCCACCGTCGGTGAAGTTGACGATGTTTTGGCAGGCGTCATGAAGGAAAGCGTAGAAGTCGTCGCCGAGATTGTCGTTCATGATTTGCTTTTTGGTGACGTTGTCGTTGGCTGACTTGTAGTTCACGTTGTAGGGAGGGTCGGTGAAACACATCTGTGCTTTGCCTCCTTCTAGCAGTTTCTCGTAGGACGCAGGGTCGCAGGAGTCGCCGACGAAGAGGCGGTGGTTGCCGAGTTTGTAGATGTCGCCTGCTTTGGATTTGGCTTTGACTGGTGTTTCGGGGATTTCGTCTGGGTCGGTTTTGCCGTCGTACTTGTCTTTCTTGGCGTTGTCGGACAGAAGGTTTTTGAGGTCTTTGGGTGTGTACCCCGACGCGCCGAACAGGTCGTCGTCCATTTTGAGTTCTTCTAGTAGTTCAGCAAGGAGCACGTTGTCGTAGTTACCGAGGTCATGTGTTCGGTTGTCCGCGAGCGCGAAGGCGCGTGCTGTTTTGTCGTCGTCGTCGGTGAAGACAACAGCGATTTCTGTCCATCCGAGTTGTTTGGCGGCGAGGAGTTGGTGGTTGCCTGCGATGACCATGCCTGTTGGTTTGCCACCTTTGACGGCTTTGTTTCGTTTTGCGACGATTGGTTTGCGTTGTCCGAAC